GCCGGTGTAGACCTTTGCCATCAGATCACGCCAATCAGATTCACTGTAACAGTGCTAATCCCAGGTCGCACCTGAGCAATCTGTGGTGGGCCTTCATATCTGTACTGAGCTTGGCTGCCAGAAGTGGAGGCAGTTGTTGTCGCAGCAGGTGTATTCGCTTGTCCTCCCATCCCAGAGTGCTGGCTGCAGTAGTAGTAAAGCGTTGGCGCACCAGTTGCCACCTGAATCCTTGTGTAGGAACCAGCTTGCCCAGGCGTTCCAAATGTCGTGACCCCAGTTGTGTACTCCGTTCCACTGTTGTGGGTGCCGTTGCTAGTCGTGGAAAAACGCAATGGATGCCCTGCGTTAGAGGCGTTCTGCTGGCTAAACAAATAAATCGTGCCCTCAGTCAGCTCCAAAGTTTCTGCGTTAGAGCTGCCGCCGTTAAAACGGTACTTGTTGCCGTTATCCGCGACCACCGTAACCAGATAGGTCACAGTGGGAATTTGAATGTTTGCTGGCTTCAAGGCGTCATCGTTGCCTTCCCATCCTCCTAGCGCCTGTCCTGGCAGGGAAAAAGTTTGGAACGTCCCTTGAACCTCGTCGTAATGGTCAAGAAAAAGCTCAGCGTTGGGATCGCCGATATTTGCGTAAGACAGGCTGAGCTTGACCTCAGTCCGTTCACTGCCATACAAGATGCGCGTTTCTTTGCCGTTTTGAGCCTTGAAAACCTTGACCGGATACGCTCCAGGGTCGTAACTACGGCTAGAAGGCTTGAGGATTGGGAAAGCCATTAGGGAATTACGATGAAAGAATCACCTGCGATCAGTTTCGCAAGCTTGCTGACGCCATCATCATCGCAAGGATGCTCTGAAGCAACGATGTCCACTGTTCCCTCCTGAGAGAAGGTTAGCTGTTCAATAACGTAGACGTTCTCTGAAACGGTCGTGTTTTTAACCGTGAAAACAGTGCCATGGAACTTGCTGTCGGCAACAACTCCACCCGAAACCTGCATGATGCCCTCTTCAACATCTTCAGAATCAGTCTTAAAAAATGAAACGTCGTGCGTTCCATCTGCAAGCTCGCTGACGCTGGTGACAACACCACTGCTATTGACCGTTCCAGTATTAGCTGCGCTATAGGGAGTTGCTTCTGTTATCACTTTGATGTAGGAGCCTGCGCTTAAATTCAAGCCATGCACGGTCGTTGAGAAGCTGATGGTGTGCGACACCAACTTGCGGATACCTAAGAAATACTTGGCAACCTTGACTGCGTGATCTTTTGAGGTGCAGAACTGAGTCAGGTCAAACTGCTCTTGAGACAAGACGCCTTCCTGCCCTGTCAGCTTGACCTCAAGAACTCTCTCTTCAGGCAGCTTGTTTTTCGTCTCCTGCCTGTAGCGCATGACTGCCTTAAAGGGCCTGCGCTCTTCAGTTCTCAAATACTCAAGCTTGTAGCTGCCTTCAAGGATGTTGCCAGCAGTAAACAACTGCTCAATCGGCACAGGACCAAGGTTAATTAAACCGCTGTCTGCCATGTGAGGGATGGCAGGCTTGAGTGAAAACTTGCCATCCATGATGACAAAGTTGCACAAGAAATAAGGCGCTGCATCAGTAACGTACTGACGAACGTTTGTCCTGTCGCCAATCACTCCGTTAAAGAATAACTTCTGAGTGTGCAAGAACCGCGAAGTCTCTATAAAGCTATCCTGGTTAAGGAGTTTCGGGTTAGCCTCATTCATCTTCAACAGAGACCCTGCTCCACCCATCTCATTGGTCAGCAGGTAAAACACTAAGTCTGTAAACAGATTGCTAGGGCCAGAAGCCTGTCCATTGGTAAGAAGACTTCCTAGGTTGTAAACAGACAAGTCAGGATGCAACCTTTTAACGTGCAAGCCGCTACCGAGCCAGACACGCATTTGATCCAAACTCGTGAAGTTGCGACTTGCTTTTAAGGACAAACCAGCAATCGTTATATCGTTGTAAAGAGGGACTTCTTCGTTAGGCACAATTTCATTAACGTAAACTATATTGTGCTCAGGGTCAGATTCATTTGATTTCTGAACAAGCCCTCTATAGAGGCTCAAATCTGCGTACTGACTTTGACTTTCAAATTCAGTTTCAGCCGAAATTGTGCTTTCTGCGGCTGTTCTGTTGACGTTGCCAACAACGTATCTAAACCCAACTTGAAGGAAAGAAGTGATATGCGGGTTGTCAGATGAAACAGTTACAAGATCGTCGTATGTGTCTCCCTCGTTCCAGTTGCTTGTTGTATTTACGCTTTGCACGACTTCTATCTTTTCAGGGTGGTTCCACCCTTTTGTCTCACCACTAAAATGATCAGTTAGCGCCCTTACGCTTGCCGTCATCCGAACTTCAATACTTCTTGATCCGTTTGCATTTGGATAGCTGCGAGTTACGGTTTGGGTTTGACCAATGCTTAAATTGCCTGCGTCTCCAAAAACTTCATAGTAGTAACCCTGCGTTTTGCCAATATCAAATTCTTTGCTTTCAACGTCGGTGATTTTGTATCTGTGCCCGGAAAACGTCAATGTCTCCACAGGGTTATTGCGGAACGGATTGCTGCTTGAGTAAGCGCTCTGCGAAGTGCCATCACCAGTAGAGCCAAGCCCGCGCTTAAACTCCAGCGGATCATCATTGACGCTATAGCCGTCAGAACTTCCTACGACTACAGTGCCCCTCCACGCCCACGTAAAAGTTGCACCGTTATCGCGGGCATAATGACCTTCTGACAGCCTAACTTTTTCTACAGTCCACCTAACCGCTATCCATTTACGCTTGTCAGCGCTAAGCACTTCTCTTGTTTGAAGCGTTTTTTGTCCACCTTCGTTAATAGGATCGTTGTCGCAACTTCCAAAAATTTCATGGAAAAACGCTCCATTCTTTCCTGAATCAATGCTCTGATTGTTAGAAATGTTTGCCTGCCTTTCAATAGCTTTTACAGTGGTGATGTTGCCTGGCTGATCCTGTGGCAACGCATAACTGCGACTGACCTGCTGGGGTTTGCTTACCGTTCCAGGAGTAGTTACTGTCGCAGGGTTTCTAGTAAACTCTTTGTTCTTAGCAATTGTAGCCTTAGTTGTTTCTACTCCAGCAAAGGCAATTACAAATGTTCCGACGCTAGGCACTTCAGCATTTACTCTAAGCAAGTCTTTCTTCTCGGCAGAAATAGAGGCTGAAAGTTTGTATACACGTTGATCGCCTGAAATTCCTCGTAACTCAGAGCCAGGAATATGTACAAACTTAAACTCAAATTCCGTTGGCGGCAGGTTCGCGGGATGAGTGATGCGCAGAAAATTATATTGATCAACAGGTTTATTCCCTGTAACCACGAAATACTCTTCTATGCGATGAAAAATAAATGGGTCTCCGTTCTCATCCAGGCCAGCTTGACGCACAAACACTTGAAATACAGATGATCTTTTAATTGAACCTGTATAAGTGCCAGAACGAACTGTAACTTCTTTATCGTCAAAAGCCTCTAATTCGTTGGGTGCTGGAACTGTGTTAAAAGTGCAAAGGCCGTTTAAACGCTGAAAGACTTTACTGCGCAAACCAATTTCAGTTACGACGGCAGGCCTGTTGTTTCTTACCAAGCCCGTCGCTACAGATGTAAGAGGAAAAAAGCCCGCACCAATGCCCTCATTGTCCGCGATAAAATCTTGGCTAGGCTGAATTACTTTGCTATGGCTTACAAGACCGATTTGCCTTTGCCGCGATTCGTCCGTATCAATACAACGCAAAGTAATAAACTGACTTTTATTGTTGTCAGGATTATAAGTGTCCAGCCTTCTATCAATCACTTTCCAAAGAGTATTACCAATAGCAAACCTTTCGCCAAGCTGCATCGCATCGTCAGCCGCAAGCTGCTCTGCAACTACAGTTGAGTTAATATCGTCAACGTTTTCGCCTCCCCTGTTATTGCTGCGTTGGTACTTTCGAAGGTCAATAAAAGAGGGATCAATCTGGAATACAACTTGATCATTGGCTCCTACTTCTACAACAGCTTTTTTTTCGCCAGAATAATTTCCATCAACAGTAATTTGAGCCCCATTGCTTTTGATAAGCTTGACTAAGCCCATTCTTGGACTGTATTGACGACCCTCTCCCTCTTGATTGTCTCTTTTTATCTTTTTGAGCCTATCTTCGTCTCCTGCATCAACATTCCTGTCGCCGTCACCGGTAATCTTTATGCGGCGCAGCGTTAAAGCATAAAATTGATTGTCGTCGGTGCCGTCAGGTATGCTAACTGTTTCATAATTTACCCTGTAGCCATTGCCATTTGGAATCGCGCCAAACATCCCAAATTGCGTGTTGTTCGCAGGGGAGTAGGCATGACAAAAATCTTTTGCATTGTCAGAAACATTGCTAGGACACTCAAACGCATCGTCATCAATAGCTGAAAACTGTGCAGGGTCCCCTGCATCTGGGCTGTTAATGGTGCCATAAATTTTATTTGCAAATTTTATGCGAGGACCCAACTGCGAGACAGTTGTATTTTTCTTCCAATAAAAAGCAAAAAAGTCTTCGTGAATAGCGTCTAACGCATTATTTCCTAGAAAAATGCCCTCAAGATCTGGCCTGTCAATGCCATCAGGAGATATGCCGTCAGCAAAACCTTGTTCGCCCACCACAAACATCAGCTTGGCTGATTGCTGCGTTCCATGGCTAAACATTCGCGACCAAACCAGTCTTGGCGTAACAAGCATTCCGCCAACCCTTGAAGCTTCGTCGTAAAGACCAAAGATGATTGGAACGGGTGCGCCGTAATCTGCCAGCTCGTTGAGCGTGTCGAAACCCCGGCTTTGCGTAAAACGGTTTCCAGCGTTTGTGCTGCCAAGGTCTAGCTGTGACCGTTTTGATGCCTCAGCCATCTTGGGCTTTGGAGTTAACAGATATGAAATACCAGTCAGCACAAGGCTGATCGCAAGAGTGGTAAGAATGCCTCCGCTTGGGTCGCACCTGATGTCAGGGATATGGTCATACTCAGCTGGCCTTACCGTCCCACGACGTTTAACCTCTGCAGCAAACTTGCGGTACTCCTCCTCTGTTATTCCAATCGTCTTGATTAACTCTTTCTCGAACGGAAGCAGGGGCAAGTCGTAAACAGACGGGCCGAAGACCACTGAACCTTCTCCGACATTCGATTGACGTACAAGATTCCCGTCTGCCATGT